GACCAACCCGCTCCGCTGTGCCGACACGGACGCGGACGGCTGTGACGACCTGTACTGGCGGATCAGCAACCACCACAAGCGCGATGCCATGCGATGGGGTCACAGGCGAGTCCTGGAGCACCGCCAGAGACTCGCCGACGCTGCGATAAGGGCCGAGGCGAAACGTAAGCGCGAAGAAGAGCAGGCGCAATACGTAGAGATGGTCAACGAGATTCAGCCCAGTGCTTTTGAGGAGGAGTCGGTGTTCTACACCCCACCTGCCCCGACTGCCCCACCTGTCGCCGTGGTCAGGCTGTTCGTTCTGGCCACAACGATCTTGGCCGTCGCGGTCCCCCTCGTCTCTATCCATCTCGTTGACCATCTCAGCCGCCCTACGCCTACCCTGCGAGGAAACTGACCTAGGTAGGTGCTCCTCAACCACGTCCCCTCGGGGAAGGTGCTCGAAAAGCCGGACGGCTTAGCGACCCGCTGCACCGAAACCGAAGAGGACTTCCGCGCACGGATCATGGCGGGTCTGCTGCCCGCGCAGTCCGAGTTCGTCAAGGACACCGACACCCTGATCCTCGGGCTCTGCGCAGGCTTCGGTGCCGGCAAGACGCGGGCCCTCTGCGCCAAGGTCTGCATCCTCTGCCTGGACAACCCGGGCACGGTGATGGCCGTCTTCGAGCCGACCCACATCCTCCTGAGGGACGTCTGGATGCGCTCCTTCGACGACTACCTCGAGGAGTACGACATCCCCCACGACTTCCGCGTCTCACCCCAGCCGGAGTACGTCGTCCACACCCCCACCGGCTCCACCACCGTTCTCTGCCGAGCAACCGAGACGTGGAACCGGATCCGCGGTCAGAACCTCAGCGCAGTTTGTGTAGACGAGATCGATACATCTCCCCCCGACGTTGCACAAAAAGCCAGCGAAATGATCCTGGCCCGATTACGCGGAGGCCATAACCCCCAGCTCGCAGTTGCATCCACGCCCGAGGGCTACAAGTGGATGTATAACACTTTCATCGAGAACAGCGACAGTGATGACCGGCGTCTAATCAAAGCGAAGACCACGGACAACCCGCACCTGCCAGAGGGTTTCGTCGATTCGCTTTACAGAAACTATGACGCCAATTTAATCGCCAGCTACGTCAATGGTGATTTCACGAACCTGACTTCCATCACGGTCTATCACCCGTTCGACCGAGATGTTCACTGGACTGATGATGAACTTAAGGCAGATGATCGGCTATTTGTGGGCATCGACTTTAACGTCGGAGCGTGTTACTGCATCTTCATCGTCCGCCGCGGGGACGAGTTTCACGTCATCGGTGAGGCGTCTCCGAAGGACACTCCGGCGGTGGTCAAGTACCTATCGGAGTCGTTCCCGCGCCAACTGGCTGACGGGAACCTGGTGGTCATCCCCGACGCCGCCTCGAAACAGCGGACCACGACTAATGCGGCGGAATCCGACCTCTCACTTCTGAAGAAGGGCGGCTTCGTCGTCAAAACCCAGAGCTCCAACCCCGCGATCGAGGACCGGGTCAACGCAGTCAACGTTCTGCTGCTGGCCAACAGGCTCCGTGTCAGCAACAAATGTAAGTACCTAATCAAATCGCTCGAACAGCAGGCGTACAACAAGCAGGGCAAACCGGAGAAGGGAATCGGCGGCGTAGATGACATTTCAGGACCTGTGGATGCCCTCGGCTACGCCGTTTCTTACCTCGCACCGCTGCGTCGCTGGACGTCAGGCGGCTCCACAATCCGCATCTACTAAATCCGGCAAAATGGAAGAAACAAGCTAGATAGATGCCAGTCTCCGGTTCTACTTATCCCGAGGGTCGCGGTGCCTATCGCCAGCCTCTGCAGCAGCTTGTCAATTTCGACGGCCTAACCGGCAAGCCGAGCACGATCTCTCCCAGCTCGCAGGCAACGGATGATCCTGCGGCCCGCAGCGGCGCAGTGCTGGGGATGATGCCCCACTGGGAACCGATCAACATCTGCATCGGTGGCACGCAGGCCGTCCGCATCTACGCCGAGCGCATCATTCCCAGGGAACCGGCTGAGGACGATGACGCCTACAACCGGCGCATCTTCCACGCCACGATGCCTCCCTTCATTCAGAGGCTGGCGTCACAAGCCGCGGGCACCATCCTTCGCCGTGGTGTCCACCTCGAGGGCGGCGACCAGGAGTATTGGGAGAACTGGGCGAAAGACGTCACCGGCGACGGCACACCGCTGAACGAGTTCTGCCGAGAGCTGCTGGTCGACGCACTGCTTTGGGGCCACACCAGCTGTCTGGTCGACTTTCCGAATGGTGATGCCCCGTCGAGCCTGGCCGAGGAGCTGCAGCTGGGACGCAAGCCCTACTTAGTGAGGGTCGGCGCTCAGCAGGTCAGGGGCTGGCGCACCGTCGACAACCGCAACCAGGCACCGCTGACCATGGTCCGCTACTCGGAGACCATCAGCGAGCCGGTGGGCGAGTTCGGCGAGGAGCTGGTGTCACAGATCAGAGTGCTGACCTCTGGCGGATACCAGCTCTGGCGTTACGCCGACAGCAGCGGCGCTGAGGAAGGCGGCTGGTATCTCTACGAACAGGGCGAGCACACCGCCGGCGAGATCCCCCTGGTGCAGGTCTACAGCAACCGCGTCGCCACGCTGGTCTCCAAGCCTCCGCTTGAGGAGGTGGCGAACCTCTCGATCGCCTACTGCCAGCGCTTCTGCGACTACCACCACTCGATCCATGTTGGTTCGCAGCCTATCCTTTGTCTTAAAGGATTTGACCCTGATAGCAACAACGAACTGGGTCTCTCTGTCAATACCGCTGTTCTGTTACCGCCTGATGGCGATGCAATGTACGTCGAGCCCACGAGCTCTGCTTACAACAGCCAACTGGAGTGCCTGAAGACGCTTGAAGAGCAGATCAGCACTCTGGGTATCAGCACCCTGGCGCGTCAGAACATCACGAACGCTGCTGCAGAGGCCAAGCGTCTAGATCGGATTGATTCCGATTCGATCATGGCGATCATCTCGGAGGATTTGCAGCAAGCGATCACTGATGTGTTGCGTATGGCTGGTGAGTATGCGGGCAAGGAACCGCCGCAAGTGACGATTCCGAAGGACTATGAAAACCGCCTGCTTGACGGCAATCAGATCACGGCGATGCTTCAGCTCCAGATGCAGAACCAGATCTCACAGGAGACCTTGCTTCGCATTCTGCAAGAGGGAGAAGTCTTGCCTCCTTATATCGAGATTGACGACGAGATTCTCCGCACTCGCGATGAGATGGAGGAAAAGATGGAGTTTGACCTGGAAGCGGCTACAAAGGCGCTTGACCAGAACGTTGAGCAACAGGGCGGAGCTACTTCTGGCAACGCCTCAGGCGGGCTCACGAAGGGCTCTCAGACGCTTCCTACAGCGATGAGACCGGGTAAGCATGCTTCTTGATCTCAGCGATCAGGAGGACCAACAAAAACTGCTGGTTGTCCTGTTGGCATTGGCCAGGCGTGTTGAACGCGGGGTCATTAAAGAGATCAGGCCAGATTTTGTCTCAACGATGCTTGTCCTTCGGCAGCTTGTTGAAGGGATGAGTTCTGAAGGTCAGTTCCGCTGGTACGAATGGCAGGAACTACGACGTCAGAGCATGTTGCGGCTTATGCCGCTGCAGGATTCACTCTCGACGGCATTGATCCCGCGATTGCTGACGCTTGAGCCGGGCGTTCAAACCGCAGCAGGTAAATACGTTGGTGTGCCCTCCCCTTCCCCACGCTTGCAGTCGCCTCAGCAGCTTGTCGAGCGTACAGAGGTTGCAGGCGCATCACTTGATGAGTTGTTGGGCGTTACGACTCCAGGGCGTTATGTCGGACGGATTGCTCAAAATTTAGACAAGACAGTGCGCTCTGGCCTGATGCGTCAGGAGAGCACGAAGGCGATTGCTGATCGTGTAATCAAGGTTGTGAACAGGGGCGGAGTCCCGACTCCGATTGTGAATACCGGCTCGTTTGCCAATGGCGCGTTGAATCAGACGCAGAACTTGGTGAATGCTGCGACGTGGGATGTGGTGAACAAGAGCGCTAGGCGGATATGGAGAGAGCAGGGCGTAGCGGAATGGGAATGGAATGCAGTGTTGGATCCAAAGACCTGTCCGGTTTGTTTCCCGCTTGATGGCCTTGTGGTGACAGAGTTAAGTGATCTAGAGCGGCAACCACCAGTTCATCCAAATTGTCGGTGTGTCGTTGTGCCTAGAAGGCTTAAATAGACTTCGGATAGCTGCAAGTGCGCTTTGAGTTGCTGGTATCCATCGCCCTGGTGGCCGCGTGAAGAGCGTCATCGTCCGTCAACGTTTAAGCGCTTGGCGGAAGAGCAAGCAGCTCGTGAAAAAGCGTCCGACTCAGCTGTAGTTAGTCAGCCTGAATCGCCTCACCAAGCAGCGATCGCTGTAGAGGAGCCACCTGCTCCAGCAACAAAGAAGCGCACACGCAAATCCACCCCGAAGCAGGAACAGGCTGATGGCTGAACACGGCTCCCTGATCGTTAGCGCTGCTGTTATCAGCGGTGACCTGATCCTTGGTCTTCAGGACGGCTCGATCATCAATGCTGGTCGCGTCCAAGGCCCTCAAGGTCTTCAGGGCGAACAGGGACCGATGGGTGCTGCGGGTCGCCGTGGCACCGATGGCAACACCATCCTTGCTTCACAGGGCAACCCAGGGCCTGATCTTGGCACTGATGGCGACTTCGCGATCAATGTCATCAGCTGGAAGATCTTTGGCCCTAAAGCTGGTGGCGTGTGGGGGCAAGGCACCCCACTGCGCGGCACTGGCAAAGGCGGTGAAACCGAGACCTCTCGTGAACTGAAGGGTCTCGCTAACCCCGGCAGCGGCGACGGTGGCAGCGGCACTTTCTACAACACCGCCAACCTCTCCCTCGCCGGCACCGGCAAGGA